CTCCACGGCTCCGGTGAGATCGGCAGCAGCCTGTCGAAACTCAAAAAGAGGGAGCCTTATATCAGCCTTGCCAACGGCAAATGCGCCCCGGATGCGGTTGTGCTCATGCCGCAGTTGCGGGGGGGCACGTGGGGCGAGTGCAAGGCCGACCTGAAGGCCCTGATTGACCATGTGGCCGGGGAGCAGGGATGCGACGGGAAGCGCATCTCCATCACCGGGCATAGTTTGGGCGCGAACGGGACGCTGGATATGCTGCTGGCTTACCCGGATTATTTCAGCGCTGCGTCGGTACTGTCTCCGTGCAAGGACATCGGGTACAAGATGGAGCAGATTGCGCATATTCCCATGTGGTTCCTGGCCGGGGAAAAAGAGCATAACTATAAAAAGTATGCTCAGAGTATGTACAACAGGCTCAAAGGTCTGGGCGGCGTGGCGAAACTGACGCTTGTGCCTGGATATGGACACCCCATCCAGTTTACGTGGGTGTCCGACAAGTATCAGATGTTCGACTGGCTGTCCAGTTACCAACTTGACCGATTTATTGTGGATGTGAGCAAGCATCAAGGTCACATCGATTGGAATCGGCTGGCCCCGCATCTGGCGTTCTGCATTATCAAGGCCAGCGGTTTATACGGCAACGGGGCCGACCCCTATTATGAGCGCAACATGACCGAAGCGGTGGCGCATGGCGTCCCCTTCCACGCCTACCACTTCCTGTACTGCGTTACGGAGGTACAGGCGAAGCGGGACGCGAAACTGTTCTTTGATACTGTCAAGGCTGGGGGGATGTGGCCGCTGTTCTGGGTGCTGGACTGCGAATCGCAGTGGGGCATAGCGGACAATCAGGCCGCACCTATCGCCCGAATATTCGAGGACGAGCTGCGGCGGCTGGCGCGGGAACAGGGGCCGGGAGAAATCCAAGTTGCCCTGTACGTGGCACAGGAGAAGTACAAGAACTGGGCGTTCGACTACAGCCATTACGCATACCTGTGGATTCCCGGCTACGGCGACAAGTACAAGCCGCCAATGCCGTGTGATATGTGGCAGTATACATCCAAAGGAACGCTGCCGGGTATCAACGACAACGTAGACCTGAATAAACTTATTGGCACTAAGCCACTGAGTTTTTTCACGGGTGAGGATGGGGCAGAGGACAGCACGACCGACGATAAAGACGGAGGTGAGACACCTATGTTTACAGGCAAAGAACTGGCGTTGTACTGTGAGGAAATGTATGCCAACAAGTCCCATTGGGCTTATTGGTACGGTACATATGGAAACATGTGTACCGAGGCTAAGTACAAGTCCAAAAAGAAGCAGTACCCGGAACATTACGGCAGCAGCAGGACGGCAGGGTACATGAAGGACATCGAGCAGAAGCGTCGTTGTGCCGATTGTGTGGGCATGATCAAATCGTTCTTCTGGACGGGCAACCAGTATGACACCGACCCGAAGTATGGGTCGAACGGCTGCCCGGACAAGAGCGCCAACGGCATGATCGACCTGTGCAAAGTCAAGGGTTCCATCTCCACGATTCCCGACATTCCCGGCGTAGTGGTCTGGACGAATGGGCACATCGGTGTGTATATCGGTGGCGGCTACACCATCGAGATGCGCGGGTTTGACTATGACTGCGTGAAGCGCAAGGTCAAGGACGGCCCGTGGAAGAAATGGGGCAAGCTGCCGATGCTATCCTACGACGAGCCGAAGCCTGAACCGTCTGAATATCGCCATGTGTTGGTTACGGGTGGGAGCGTCAATATCCGTTCCGGCCCCGGTACGGACAAGAAGGACATCGGAACCGCCCACAAGGGTGATCTGCTGCCCTATCAGGGTGTGACGGAACCCTGGGGCGGGCGTGACTGGTATCTCATAATTTGGGAGAATCAGAACGGGTGGATTTCCAGCAAGTACAGCAAACTGGTCGAGTAAGGCGGTGAGGGGAATGAGCGACACGATAATCGTTGCCCTCATATCGTTGCTTGGGACAGTGGTCACGGTATGGGCGGCGAACAGGCACACATTGGCTGAACTGGACAAGAAGTCGGAACTATCAGATGCGAAGCTGGACGCGAAGTTGGAACGGCACCAGGCAGTGACGGATACGAAGATCGAAGAACTGACACGCAAGGTTGATCGTCACAACAACATGATTGAGCGAACGTACAAACTTGAAGGACGAATGGACGAAGCCGAACACGAGATAAAGGACCTGAAAGGGAGGGTTGCGTGATGTTTCTTCTGAGCAACAAATTGTATGATGTGCTGAAGTATTGCGTGATGGTGGCAATTCCCGCGCTGACCACGGCGTATGTCGGACTATCCGGCATTTGGGGCTGGCCGTATGCGGAGGAGGTTGCCAAGACTTCGGCGGTGGTTTGCACTCTGTTGGGTACGCTGTTGAGCATCTCTACCGCGCAGTATAACAAGCAGGAACCGCCTGACAGATAAGGATTCTCGCCCCCTTCAATGGGGGCTTTTCTTATAAACTATTGCAAAAGTATTTACAATGTGTTTTTTTGATTAAATGATGAACTTCTTACGAAAATCGCTTGACAAGTGATGAACTATAGATGTATAATGCAATCACAGTTCGGAACCAATGAACTGATGTGAAAGGAGGTGTGACAGTGGAGAACGTTGAGAAGAATTGGCGGTTGTCTGTACAACTAACCCCGGAACAGGCCAAGAAGCTGATAGACCTTCGTAAACGCGACGAATTTTGCCGTTTGTCCTATGGTGAATTAGTACGCAGACTTGTTGACGCTGGTTTAGAGGTGACTGAACATGACGCTTGACGAAATCAAGGCTTGCGACAGAGTAACGCTTAATGCAGTGGATATAGCCGAGATATTGGAGACAGACCCACATTCAATCCGTATTATGGCCCACGAAAATCCAACTGCTTTGGGATTTCCCATAATTGTATGTGGTGACAAGGGCATAAGAGTAAAAATACCACGAATCCAGTTTTTGCGATTCCTTGGTATCGACGTTTAAGGATTATGCGGTTGTGTATGGACGGCTATGCTTCGGTTGGTAGGGGTTCGATGAGGTAAGGATTCTTTGGTACGGCAAGGTGATGTCAGGTGAGGCGAGGCGCGGTATGGCTTTTACGGTAACAAAAATGCCGTCCGGTGCTGCACTACCGAACGGCGATTGAAAGGAGATGGGATTAACCCACAACAGTATTGTATCACAGTTTCCCAAATAACACAAGTGATTTTTCAAGATTGAAAGGAGAAAACAAAAATGAAGAAGCTGCACGTTACTTTGAATGGTCTGAATACTCTAATGATGCACTCCCCAAAGACGGTGAACCCGCTGCACCCGTTGGCCCTGGAATTGAAGAAGTACACCAGCAAGCGCAAAAAGACCGAGGACGACCTTATGAAGATCAGCGAATTGGAATGGGAAGCCGGTTTGTACTACGACGAGGCAAACGGTCTGCACATCCCCGTGGAGTGCTTGCAGAAAACCTTGGAAAACGGCGCGAAGCTGTTCAAGGCTGGCAAGGACATCCAGCGGTACGTCCAGTTCACCGGCGCGGTGGCCGAGTTTGACATCGGCGTTCCGTTCGACATCGAAAAGATGAAGCACGACATGCGGTACTACGATGTCCGTGCCGTTGCGGTGCAGCGTTCCCGCGTCATTCGCACCCGCCCCCGTTTCGATGTGTGGCGCTGCGAATTCGACATACTGTTTGACGAGGAACACATCGACGTAGATGTGATTGCGAGGGCGTTTGAAAACGCTGGTCAATACATCGGTCTGTGCGAAGCGCGTTCCCTTGGTTACGGACGGTTCGCCACGGTGATTAAGGAAGTGTCGATGGATTAAGGATAGGATTCTGTGCATAGGTAGGCTCGAATGTGGAGTGGTTGGATACGCATTGGTTAGGTGGGGCAAGGAAGATATGGCAAGGTCGGCTCCGATTGGTTGCGCTGTGGTGTGATGTTGTTCGGTATGACTTGGATTTTTCGGCGCGGTTTGGTGATGTCAGGCGCGGTAATGTAGCATGAGGTATGATAAGGTCGGATAAGGTTTGGATTCCGAGGTAAGGTTTGTTACTGTGGGGTACGGTTTAATATGCCGAGGTCGGCTCCAATGATGTTGGGTATGGTTTGGATTTTGCGCTTTGGCATGGTAAGTTTTGGCGTGTTCTGCTTTTGTAGGGTTAGGTATGGTACGGATTCTTTGGCCCGGCGTGGTATGTTACGGTTTGCTCTGCTGGGGTTTGGTATGGATTCTAAGGTGTGGTGGCGCACGGTCGGGCATGGTAAGGTTTGCTGCTGTAAGGTTCGGTTTGGATTCTGCGCTGCGGTTAGGCATGGTGATGTAAGGTCATGTAAGGTATGGATTATGGGGCAAGGCGAGGTGCATTTAGGCGTAGTGAGGTGCGGTCTGGTAAGGCATGGCTTTTGAGGTATGGAACAGATTGAAAGGAGAGGAACCCATGAAGCGACAGGAAGCAATCGACAGTCTGGTCAAGGCTGTCAGTGAACGCAAGTACGGCGACGTACTTGATTTCAAGGAGATCGGGTACATCATCCATCAGGAGTACGGCACCCACACCTATCAAGACATTCTGCAAGCGGCGCGGAAGCGGCTGGAGGTGGCCGGTCACATGATCGTGAACGTGCGCGGGGTCGGCTACAAGGTATTGCAGCCTGACGATTATACCAAGGAAGGCGTGAAGCGCGTTCGTCAGGGTGCGCGGAGGATCGACAGAGGGACAAAGGTTCTGAACCATGCCCCCGTAAACGACATGACGCAACAGGCCCGTGAAGCGCACAACCGCGTGAACGACAGGATGATTCGGTTGCAAGCAGCGATGGCTGGTGCAAGCGTTGAAATCCACATGCTCGGCAAGAACCAGAACCCGCTTCTTTCCGCGAAGTAAGGAGGCTGTTATGGGAACTAAGGCACGATTCGCAGTCTGGCGGCGAGAGGGCAGGGTTTACTATGTGAAGCCCCCGGACTGGCCCAAGCAGATAGAGTATTCTTGTACAGATCAGGAAACGCTTATTCAGTGGGCGCATAATCACGGCTATATGCTGCGTGACGGCAACCCGCCGAGGAGGGACAGGGCCTATGGAAGATACGCATAGGTACAGCACCAAGCGGGCCATGCAGGACAGCGCACACTTGAAGATGGCCTACGTCCACCTTCACGACGCGCTGAACGAGTTGAGCATGGTATGGAAGAAGGACAACATCATCGCCCATGCGGTGCGGGTGTTGGGGGCGATTGAGGACACACTGTTTGAATACGTCGTGCCGGAAAGGAAGGGACGCAATGGCAAGCCTGTATGAGTTGAGCGCGGAGTATGCGGGGTTCCTGGATGCCTACGCGAACGCGCAGAATGAGGAAGAAGCCGCCGAGATACTACAGTCATTGGTGGACATCCACGGCGAACTGACGGAGAAGGCCGAGAACTACGTCAAGGTCATCAAGAACGTCCAGAGCGACGTTTACGGCTACAAGGCTGAGGCGAAGCGGCTGTCAGCAAAGGCGAAGGCGGGGGAAAACCTGATTGAGCGTTTGAAGAACGCCATGCTGGACGCCATGAAGCTGACAGACACGCCGATGATTCAGACGAGCATCGGGAAGTGGAGGCTACAGGCGAACCCGTACAAGTGCGTGGTGACTGACTGGACGAAAATCCCGATGGAGTTTCGGGAGCCGCAACCTGACAAGGTGGACAACGCAGGGCTGATCAAACACTACAAGGCCACTGGTGAAGTGTTCGATGGCTGCGAGGTCAAGCAGGAAATGGGGGTGCGGTTCCAGTGAAGGTGAACAATGTACCCGAAATGTCGAAGAACAGGAAGTTTATCGTATTCCGCGTGGTGGACGGAGTGAACTGGTTCTACGACGCATGGGATGACTTCGACAGGGCCTTGAAACAGGCCATAGAGATTGAGGGCCAGGTTGCCCCGATTGAAGCGGTGGAGGTGTAGGAAATGAGCAAGAAGCGCGTTGTGATGATGAACCTTCCCACGGTGACGATTCCCCGGCATGAGTACGCCATGCTGATTGCGTCCAAGGCGCGGATGGACGTGGTGGAACGGCTGTTGACGGAGCCTGACAAGTATATGCACCTGTCCGAAGTGCCGAAGCTGCTGTTCACCCCGCGTGTGTTGGAAGAAGATGCAGAGTAATGGACATGCACTACTGTGACATCTTCGGGGACTGTTACCACTGTCCGGCTGTGTTCTGTCCGTATGAGAAGTTGGAACCAAGCTGGTTGGACACGCCATGTCCGGTGGACGATGGGGACGGTTCCGAGGATGAAGATTTGCAGGATTGAACCTTGAAACTTGCAAATTTAAGCCCCAAAAAATTTTTTTCGCCCTATAGTATTCAAGAAATTTTTTGGAAACAAGAATTTGCAATTCGGGATAATTCATTCATTCATATTGGGGCTATAAGCGCCCCCAATATGAAATGAATTATCAGACATTCGGTTGAAGGGAGGAAATTTTTATGCGGGTTGGTGTACTGATCCTGGGTGAAAGTGGAACCGGGAAAAGTGCAAGTATGCGGAACTGTACCGCCGAACGATTCAGCATCGTGAACGTCAGCCAGAAGCCGCTGCCGTTCAAGTCCGACATTCGGATGCTGAACACCGATGACTACATGAAGATCACGGCGGCGTTGAAGTCCGTGAAAACCCCGTCCATCGTCATTGACGATAGCCAGTATTTGATGGTCAATGCGTTCATGCGTCGGTCATTGGAGAAGGGGTACGACAAGTACAATGAAATGGCGAACGCCCACTGGCGGCTGATCCAGACCGCGTTGAATGATACCCCGGACGGAACCATCGTGTATTTCATGTCCCACATTGAGCGTGACCAGGTGGGGAATGAAAAGGCCAAGACCATTGGCCGGATGATCGACCAGTATGTGACGCTGGAAGGGCTGTTCACCATCGTTCTGAAAACCCATGTGAAGGACGGGAAGTACACGTTCATCACCCACAACAGCGGGTTTGACACGGTAAAGACCCCGCTGGGGATGTTCAAGGATGATGAGATCGACAACGACCTGTTGATGGTGGATGACACCATTCGGGAATACTACGGCATGAATAAGGAGGTTGAAGCATGAGCGACTTTGAGAACGAAGTCTTTGACTGGGACAGTGAGATTGAATCCGATGGTAAAGAATACGTCACGGTGCAACCCGGCGACTATTCCTTCACCGTCACGAAGGTGGAACGGCAGAATTACCCCGGCAACCTGTCCAGCGGCGGCAAGATTCCCGCCTGTAACATGGCCCTGGTGACGGGAACCATCGACGTTCCGAAAGGCGAAGCGACGTTCCGGGAACGGCTGTACCTGTGCAAGTCCTTTGAGTGGAAGTTGAGCGGGTTCTTCCGCTGCCTCGGCATGAAGAAGCATGGGGAAAAGCTGCGGATGAACTTCCAGGCGGCGGTTGGCAAGAGGGGGCTGGCGAAGTTCGGGAACCACGAACACAACGGCAGCACCTATAACCAAATCGAGCAGTATTACGACTACGACCCCGACAAGATGAACCAGTTCAGCGGGTTCAATGAAGTAAAGGATGAGGATGGGCCGTGGTAACATACGTCGGCAGCACCATCAGGGTTGTAGAACCGTCTGAACAGCTTGTCCAGTGGTGCAAGGAGCATTTGACGCTGCCGAACCCCGACTTCTACAAGAAAGAGCGCATGGGGCTGTGGACAGGTAAGACACCAGAAACCATCAGTCTGTGGAGGATGGGAAGGGCTGAACCTTCCCACCTCCCAATGTTGGAAATGCCGTTCGGGGTGTTCCTGGAGGTTCGCCCCCTGCTTGAAAACGTGGACATCGTTTTCGGCAAGCGGGACAGGGTGGATTACGGAGAGCCGATACCGCTGTACGACTATCAGAAACAGGCCGTGGATGAAGTCGTGCGCAGACGGTACGGTATACTGCAAGCCCCGGCCGGGTGCGGAAAAACGCAGATGGGTTTGGCGGTGATACAGAAGCATGGGTACAAGGCCCTATGGCTGACACACACAAAGGACTTGCTCAACCAGAGCAAGGAACGCGCCGAGCGGTACATGGACAAGTCCCTGATGGGAACCATCACCGATGGCAAGGTGGACATCGGCAAGGGCATCACCTTCGCAACAGTGCAGACCATGAGCAAGATGGACTTGCGGGAATACAGGAACGAGTGGGGCGTTATCGTGGTGGATGAGGTGCATAGGGTTTGCGCTTCGGCTAACGGGATGGCCATGTTCCAAAAGGTGCTGAACAGTTTGGCGGCAGGATTGAAGGTGGGACTTAGTGCCTCTGTGCATAGGTCTGATGGCCTTATACGGGCGACATTCGCTTTGATAGGCAGAGTTATATACACTGTCCCTGACGAAGCTGTAAAGGCCCTTGTAGAGCCTGTGAGCGTGGAGACAGTGCAAACCGAAGCGGAGTTCCCTGAGGAAGCCGTGAGGGATGACGGGAGCATTGTATGGGCGAAGTTGATAAACGGGCTGTGTGCTGATGACGGACGCTGTGCGTGTATCGCGGACAAGCTGGTGGAGAATAAAGGATATAGCTGCCTGATACTCTCTGACAGACTTTCCCACCTTGAAACCCTGATGGGGATGCTGCCCGATGATATGCGCAAAGATGCCGTGATGATCTCCGGGAAGATGACCAGCAAGAGGGGCAAGGCAGAGCGTGAAGCGGCGATAGAGATGATGCGGACGGGGGATAAGAAATACCTGTTTGCGACGTACACGCTGGCGAAGGAAGGGCTGGATGTGCCGAGGTTGGAACGCCTATTCCTGACCACCCCGCAGAAGGATGAAGCGGTCATTATTCAGTCGTTGGGACGGATAGCGCGAAAGTTTGAGGGTAAGGCCAAGCCCGTGTGCATTGACTTTGTGGATGGGAAGATCGGGATCATGGTCGGCATGTGGAAGAAGCGGCAGAGGATATACAGGCAGAAGGGGGTGGAGGTGTGAGGTTGATTGACGCTGACGCACTGATTGCGAAACAAGCCAGTATAGCAAAGACCTTCGCTCGGAGCGATGCGCAGAAATCGCTAATAGGGCGTGTAATGTACAATACAGAGAAATCTCCCACCATCGACGCTATCCCAGTGAAATGGCTGTGTGAAAAAATTCGTGAGGAATATAGGTTTGGCGGTATTCCGTTTGGCGAGTATCTTAAAGTATTGATTTGGGAGTGGCATCAGCAGGAAAATGATTAACAGGAGGCGAGATAATGGCTGAGTACATCGAGGTTATCAAGCAATTCAAGAGGTTGTGCAAGTCAATAAATCCAGCGAAATGCACCCGTGGCGAATGTCCGATGAAATGTGAGAATATCGGGCAATGCAGGAAAATTGCATTTGAGCAACCTGCACATTTTGCGGATACTGTTATGCGCTGGGCGGCGGAGCATCCGGAGCCGCTTTATCCTGTATGGAGGGACTGGTTGCGCGACCTGTACGGCAATCCCAACATGACGATGACCGACATTCTGGAATCACCAATAGACCCAGAGATTGCGTTACGGTTGAATATCATACCGAAGAAGGTGAGATAGTGGCTGAGTTTCAAGAAGTATTAAAACAATGGAACAGGATGTGCAAAGCATTTGGCGAGGATTGCGATAAATGCCCAATAAAATATAGTCCATGCCAGTACATTTCATTTGACATATTGCATCTATCAAGTAAAGAACAGCCAATAATGAAATGGGCCGCAGAACACCCGGAGCCAGTTTATCCGACGTGGTTTGAGTGGTTCAAAACAGTTGTTCCGGATGAAGAAATGTTACAACGTGGGATGTATTGAGATATGCAAATCCCCGCCGACATCGCGGAGAAGTTGGGCTTGCAGCCGAAGGAGGACGCGTAATGGCGAGAATCAAGAAAGTCAATGCCATATTCGGTACATACCCATGCTGCGACCTGCTGAACCGTGCGCTACGGTTTCTGCTTGACAATGATTCTGTGAGCGCAGCAAAGGATATTGTTTTAGCCATAGAAAAAGCAGATGGGTATTTCTACGAAGATGTTGCTGAACGGCTGAGGATTGAGCCGAAGGAGAAGTGACCATGACCGACATCGAACAGGCCCTTGAATACATCGACTGCTCCACCCTCTCCTACACCGAGTGGATTCAGGTCGGCATGGCGATCAAGGAAGCTGGCATGGGCTGTGAAGTGTGGGATGCATGGAGCGCAAAGGATAGCAGACGTTACACGCCCAATGGCTGTGAAAAGAAGTGGGACAGCTTTGGCGGCGCGGCACAGCCCATCACGCAAGCGTACATATTCAAGTTGGCGAAGGATGCCGGGTGGAGAACCTACGACGGGAACGACGAGACATTGGAGTGGGACGGGATCATCGAATACGACGGGGACAGGGCAGACAAGCCCAAGGCCGAATGGAACCCCGTCGAGGATTTCAGACGGTATCTGCAAGCCCTGTTTCAGCCCGACGAATACATCTCCTGGGTAACGGAAGCCAAGCAGGACGAT